TGACCGGCAGGAATCGGAAGGCTATCTGGCTCAATTACGGGACATCCCGCGGCGGGCCTGCCTTCGACATGATCGGTAAGACGATGGCTCAGTTTGGCCCCGTAGCTGCCTCCACGCTGGCAACGGAGCTGGCAGCAGCTCTGGATAAGGCAACGGCTGAAGTGGCCGGAAAACGCAACCTCGGCTACCAGAAATAGGGGGACCGATGGCATACCCAGAGGCATGGCTCAAGGCGACCCTAGAGGCTGCGACGACCTGCGCAGCCCACCCCCGGCAGGCCCCTGAGGGCTATCCCCCGCCGTACCTCGTCTATGCCCGCGAGGGGACCGAGCGACTCGACCTGTCGGACGCCTCAGGCAACCCCAGCGGGACATTCTCGGTCTCGATCTACGCCGACAGCTATTCCACGGTGAAAAGCCTCGCTGTCCTAGCGGTGGCAGCCACGAACAATTTCGCCGGAACCGTCGACGGCCTTAATATCGGGCTCGTCAACGTGACCGACGAGAGCGACGGAGACCCCGTCTATCTCGACGGGCGCGACATCCCGACCTATGTGGTCGATCTTGCCTACTCGATCCAGTGGAGAGACTAGATGCCTACTACGACGATCGCCAGCTCTCAAGGCGCGCAGTTCACTTTCAACGCTGTGAATTACGCTGCGACAAACGTCAAGGTGAAGAAGTCTGTCTCGCTGATCGACGTCTCGACGCTCGACCTGACTGCCGGATCGATGAAAAAGATGGAGGTCGCCCCGCTGAAGGAGGGCGATGTGATCAGTCTCTCCTTCCTCGGTCTGACGGTCCCACCCTCTGACGCTGCATACGCGATCGCATTCACGACCCTCGGGGTCAGCGGAAATGCGATCGCAGGAGACATCGAGGTCGAGGCCGCTGTCGGCGAGAAGATCAAAGGTACCTGTACCTTTACCATGACGACCGTCTCCGCCTAGTTTGGGGGACACATGGCAGCTCCCCATCCTCAGGGCTCGTCGATCACGTTCGGCGGCTACAGCCTCGGGCGAATGACCGGATTCAACTTCCAGAAGGCTGCCGGCAGCAGTCTGGATGTCACTCCGGTCGGCGCTGCGCTGGTCGGCAGCGGAGCTGGTGTCCGCGTGAAGCGGCAGATCGTCGCGACGATGATCGAGCCCGCAGTCGTCCAGATCTCTTTTTTTGGGATGCCCAGCGGTCTCAACGACGACTCGATCGGGATGATCGACACGCTGGTGATCAGCTCATCCGTCGTAAACGTCAACGCCTACGCCTACCTCGCCGACTACTCCGCCGACAACCCAGTCGGCGACAAAGTCAAAGGGACGGCAACCTTTCAACTGACAGGAGCCTGATATGCCACTGAGCAAAGCGGAGATCCTCGGGAAGATCGGCTCGATCCCGCCGGTCGAATTCGATGTGCCGGAGTGGGGTAGCAGTGTCTACCTCCGGAATCCCACAGCCAGCCAGCGAGACTTCTGGGAGATCTACCTCGGCAATGCTGGCGGGAAGAATACGGTCTTCCGGGCAAAGCTTGCCCAGATGCTTCTCTGCGACGAGAAGGGCAACCAGCTGTTCTCGGATGCCGAGGTCGACCAGGTCGGCAAGCTCGATGCAAAGGGGCTCGACCGGATCTTCCTGCAGGGCAACAAGATGATGGCGGTCCGGGAGGAGGAGGTCGCGCGCATCGAAAAAAATGAACAGCCAGCCTGAGGAGGTTTTTCTCTACAGGCTGGCGGCTGAGCTGGGAATCTGGGACGTCGAAGGTTGGAAGCAGGAGATCACGCTTGAGCAACTGCGGCGCTGGATCGCCTTTTACCGGATCGAGCCTTTTGGGAATGACTGGCGACGGACGGCGAGAGCAGCGGTCAGCATCTCGGCAGCCTTCGGGGCGAAGGTCGATGAGACGACTGAAGAAAAGTTTCTCCCCACCTACCGTGAGGAGGAACATGTCCAGACAGAAGACGAGATCCGGGCGGAGCTGATGAAGATCCCGGCCTTCCGGGAGCAGATCCTCGCACAGCAGGAAAGCGACTGATGGCCGGAGCGATCGGAAAAGTACGGGCGGTTTTCACAGCCTCCACCAGCGGCCTGACCACCGGTGTCGCCGCTGCCGGCAGCTCCATGAAGCGGCTCCAGGGGGATGTGGCCGGCCTCCGCGGCAGCCTCAATACGCTGACAGCGATCCAAGGGGCGGCCCTGTTCGGGTCGATCGCCTCGGCAGCCTCCTCCGCGGCCCGCTCGCTCATCGCGATGGGGCAGGCCTCGGCAGGCACCATCGACACGATCAGCAAGATGAGCGCCCGCCTGGGCATGACCTACGGCGAGCTGGCGGGCCTCGCCCACGCAGCCAACCTGTCGGACGTTTCGCTGGAGACCCTTGGGACCGCGGCGACCAAGTTGGATGTCGCATTCGTGAAGGCCTCGCAGGGGTCGAAGACGGCTCAGGCAGCCTTCGGGAAGCTGGGGCTGTCTGTGGACCAGCTGCAGGGGATGTCGTCTGCGGAGCGATTCCAGGCGATCACGACTGCGATCGCCGGCCTACCGACCGAGGCGGAGCGGGCGGCAGCTGCTGTCCAGCTCTTCGGCCGCGCGGGGGCCGGCCTGCTGCCGCTGTTTGCCGGCGGGGCCGAGGGCATCCGGCAGGCAACTGAGGACGCGCAGCGGTTCGGGCTCACGCTCACCAACCTGCAGGGGCAGCAGGTGGAGGGGATGAATGACTCATTCACCAGGGCGGGGGCTGCGATCGAGGGCATAATCCAGCAGACTACTGCCTACCTCGCCCCTGCGATCGAGAATGTCGCGACCACATTCGCCGACCTGGTCGGCAGTGTGGGCGGGGCCAATATCGGGCAGACAATCGGCGAAGCGCTCCTCGCAGGAGCCGACTACATCGCCGGAGTGGCGGACTATTTTATCTCGGGGATCACGACAGCCTGGGAGTATGTCTCGCAGGTTGGGTCGCAGTGGAATGCGGTCTGGGATTACGCCCAGCGGGCAGCCTCATTCTTCGCAGGGGTGGGGGACGCGCTGAAGGTCGGGATCGGGTCGATCCTGCTCGCATTCACCTACACCTTCGAGAAGGTCCTCGTCGGCATCAAAAGCGCTGCCGACCTGCTGGGATTCCAATCGAAGGCCCTCGAGGGGGCAATCGCCGGGATGGGCGGTTTCAATGCGTCTCTGGGACAGCAGATCACAGACGCAGCCGGCAGCATGCGAGACAACTTCGGTCGCGCCTTTGGCGAGGGCGGGACCGGAAACGCCTCCGGCGAGGCGATCGCCGGCCCCATCCAAACCGCCCTGCGGCAGTCGATCCAAGAGGCCCGGACAGCAGCTGCTGCGACCGACGTCGCCCCGAAGGCGACGATCATCCCTGAGACCAAGCCCGCTGCCGAGGTCATCGCCAAGGGTGCGCAGGCGATCGACAGCCGATCAAAGGAAGGTCTGGCGGAGATGTTTCGGCTCATGAGAGGCGACACGGGCGATGTCCAGGAGCGGCAGCTCGACGCACTGGAGCGGATCGCTGCCAACACAGACGACATGGGCGAAGACGTCACAGAGTTCGCATTTGGGGGATGAGATGGCAGTCATCGGCTATAGGCCAATCATCGACGGCGACGGAGTCTCCGGCTCCTACGGGGAATCCCATGTCTACAAGCGGGCCTGGATGATCCAGGTCGACGACCCGACGACATCCCGCCAGCTCATCGCCCAAGCCCCCGGGGTCGGCTACGGAACGGCTCATCCTGACCAGGCGGACTGCAAAGCGATGTCCTTCGACTGCTCGCCTGCGGACCGCTCCGGCCTCTGGTGGACACTGTCTGTCAGCTACAAGCGCCCCGACCCAGCTCAGACCCCAGACCCAGCGACAGGCTTTCCTAAGCCGGTCTGGTCGGCAAGCGGTTCCAACTCGACTCATCCAGCCTTCAAGGACAAGGATGGGGCGACGATCTGCAACTCCGCTGGAGACCCGTTAGAGGGCCTTGAGAAGGAAGAGAACGACTACAGCATCACGCTCACAAAAAGCTACGCAGACACAAGCTGGTGGACCGACGCGCAGTCGAAGAGCAACACAGTCAACTCCGACACATGGGGCGGCTCCGCGGCCCGGACATGGAAATGCTCCTTCCGAGGAGCCCAGAAGAAGACCCTGACATTCACGCTCTCTGGCACCACAGCCAATATCGCCTACTGGGAGGTGAGCTGGGAATTCACCTACCGTGCCGACACCTGGGCGATCAAGCCCTGGGACATCGGCTACCAGCAGCTCTGCACCAGCGGCGGGACTCCCAGCTCAAGCGGGACGCTCCGCAGGCCGGTCCTCGGTCAGGACGGGAAGGCAGTGAAACAACCGGTCGCGCTCGCCAACGGTGTCGCCAAGGCGGCCGGCCAGAAGCCCGACGTCATCAACAGCGGGGCCGGCGCGAAGATCTACTCAGAGACAGCCTTTACCAGCTACTTCGGGACTCCGTCATGAAGAAGAAGGCCGAGAGGCTGACATTCTCGACGAAGGACGCGAAGCGGATCCGCTCCGCTGTGATCGCGCACGAAAAGGGGGACCGCTCCGAGAGCCTCGTCGGCATGCGCCACAATGAGGATGAGGGGGTCATCCGCGGGACATTCACGGCCCCCTGGTCAAAGGGATCGACTGCCACTGTCACGCATGCGGCGATGTCGTCTGTGACCTATCAGGCGCAGAACTACTTCGGCTCGATCACGACCACAGGGACGAAGGCCTGCGCGATTGCCTGGGCGAACGGCGAGTGGATCCTCCTCGCTGCGGAGTGTTCCTGATGTTTATTCCGGGCTGCCCATGTTGCGGCGGTGGCGGGCCTGCCGATTCGTGCAGCTACTGCCCAGACTCATGCGCCTTGCCTCCGTCACTCAGGATGCGGATTGATCTTGGCACACTTTCGGCTCAGGCTGGGGTCGGCATTACAAGTGCCCAAGCAGCGGCGATTAAGTCCTCACTAGAGGCGAAAACGTGGTGCGTAGCGCTTGAGCGATATGAGGTGCAATGCGCCGACGGCGACAACATTGACACCACAAGCATTGTGATTGGCTACCGCAACACAGCGGCCGGGCTGGCAAGCCTTCTTCAAATTTCTTGCGTCCTCGGCAGCAACAGTTACTCCGCATGTCTCCCCCGCAATGACGGACGCCAAAGCCCAGGAGACGAAATCACATCCGGCGGGCAGACTTTGACCTATTACTACAACATCAACACCACAAGAGACGGCCGATCCTTTTTTCTTGACCACGCTATATGTTCAATTTATGGGTCTTTGGCGGTTGTCGGAGACACCCGAATGGCCGTCTCTTTCTATGACGATTCGACAGCAATTCGTCCATTTTCCTTAAGGGTCGAAGGCACGGGCGGCCGCACATGGCTTGGATTTCCTGACGCCAAGATCATCGTTGAGCAAGATTTGTCATGCGCTCCTACGTGGTTTCAACCAAACACGTATTGGCAATACCAAGGGACTCCTGCCGGCTCTGGAATTGCGTCCGATAAGTTCGTTTTTGATGGAATGGAGATCGCTGGATATCTGGGCTATCGACCTTCTATTCGCGCGGGAAAAGCTGGCGTCGTCCACATCACCGCCGACAGCGTCAGCCAAGACTGCATCTTTCGGATTTTCCGCAACGCTACGTCGGTCTATTCATACGGCGTCCCCGATTGCATTAACGCTGGCGATAACCCACCGGCCGCGTTGTCCACGACGTTCTCTGTGTCGGCTGGCGACGTTATTACGCTGGGCGATCCAACCGACTATCACAACTTGGTTAACCTCAAAATCTGGTGGACAGCCTCGTGAGATGCCAACTTGCACCAGTCAACCGCATGTACGGCCGCTGCACGGTCTGCCTGCGGCTGGCGCGCCACGCCTCCGGCGACGATGACCGGGAATGCCCAGGCGAACCGGTTGCGGTCGGGCTTGGCGACATGGTCGCCGCTGGTCTGGCGTACGTGGGCATAACGAAGGAGCGGGTCGCAGCCGTGGTCGGCAGCTGCAACTGCGACGGCCGGCAGGAGGCTCTCAACGAGTTCGGCAGGCACATTGGAATAGGAGGCCCGCCAGATGCCCAGAAAAAAGCCTGATTTTGGCGATCTCGACGACGCAGACGACCAGGTCGCCGGGGGCGGGATCCCGGACGACGACGGCATGGTATACCTCCGCAGATCCAAGGATGGAGCGAAAAATGGGCAGAGCAGCAACGCCAACGAAAAGCCTTGTCGACGACCTCGTCGCAAAGCATCCACGCGCCCCGGCCCGGACTCTGGCCCGCCGGCTGGTGGCTGAGACCGGCGGCGCGCTGACGCTTGAGCAGGCGAGGACGAAGATCCGCTATGCCCTTGGGACCAGCGGCCGGCGAGACAGGAGGCATGCCACGTCCCCGCGGCCCCCCCGGCAGGCCGGCGGGGTCCTGGTCATGCCAGCCAGCCAAGCGACCCCGTGGGAGGTCCACACACTGCAGACGGTTGGGAAGATCGGGGTGATCAGCGACATTCATGTCCCCTATCACTCAGAGGTCGCTCTCGCAGCTGCTGTCGGGCATCTGCAGCGGGAGGGGATTGATCATCTCCTCCTCAATGGAGACTGGGCAGACTTCTACAGCATCTCCAGCTGGATCAAGAATCCCAAGCTGCGCAATTTCTCGGCTGAGCTGCAGCAGACCCGACAGCTGCTGCGGTGGCTGCGGCAGGAATTCCCCGGGATCCCGATCACGGCGAAGACCGGCAACCATGAGGATCGGTGGGAGACTTGGCTATTCCAGCATGCTCCCGAAATTTCTGACGAGCCGGAGATGAGCCTTGAGAGATGGTTTCGGCTCGACGACCTCAAGATCGACCTGGTGAAGGATAAGAGGATCATCATGGCAGGGGAGCTGCCGATCCTCCACGGGCATGAGCTGCCGAAGGGCATCTCGTCGCCGGTCAACCCCGCCCGCGGGGCCTGGATGCGAACCAAGCACACAGCCGTTGTCGGTCATCAGCACCAGACCAGCGGACACTGCGAACCTGACCTATTCCACGCCGAGACATTCTGCTGGTCGAGCGGATGCCTTTGCGATCTCACGCCGGACTACGCGCGGGTAAATCGGTGGAATTGGGGATTCATCGTGGTCAACGTCGAGGCCGGCGGAGAGTTCGACGTCTCGAATTACCGGATCACGAAGGACGGGAAGGTCCGCTCCTCATGAGCATTTCCGACGA